AATCTGTTCTTTTGAGGTGAATGTAGACGTGCCAGAACCCGACGAAGAATTAACCGTCGTTTCTGGGAAATCATTTTCTACGTATCCCTGAATCGTATCGAACAGAGTGGTGTAGTTCATTTAGCCCATCTTCTTACTGTGACCGGTGCCCTTAGTCGCAGCCCCGGTACCACGGGTTTTCTGCGTCTGCGTGTTGGCTATCTTGTTGGGATAGCCAGAATTATTCTGCGGAATCGGTACGGGTTTAGGCATCTTGTCCATTAACGGCCCCTTCCAGATGAACGCTGATTCATGACTTTCGCCATGCCACGCCCATATTTTTTCATATCGAGGTTTGTCTTGCCACCCTTTTTCAGCCCTTTATGAGCCTCACCAGCGGGCTTATTAGCGTGTGCTTTAAGCGCTTCCATCATCTTTTTGTCTGCCATGATCTACTCCTAAGAAGTTGTTACAGTTACAGTACCAATCTGGCCCTCTGCCAGCAAGTTATTTACCAGTCCAGATAGTTGAAGGGGGTTGTTTAGACCGACTGGGTCCCATCCCCATTGAATTATCCGACTACCACCCGACGGCGTACCGTCCTTGTCTACCGAGATACCACTACCAAATGCAACCTTCAGTCCAGTCAGACCTGCTTGGCTGTACGTTGTATCAGGCCGAGGATTCCTCAAAGCCTGTGGGTCATCAACCGGATACATCCCCAATTGCAACTGAGGCTGATCTGGTTCCCAACACGTAGGACAAACTAGCAGATTGACATTTTTGGTTTTAATTACAATTGTTTTTAACTGCTTCAACTTGTACTGAAAACCACATCTGTCACACTCTGCGATTGCCCATTTACCAGAAGCAAACCTGTTAGGCATCTCAAACCCTTAAATAAACATCTGACGCGGGGCCAAGCGGAGCGGCGCTTTCTCACGGTCTTCGCTCGACGCCAAGGCCCACTGCTCTTCATAAGCCATTTTAAGCATTTCAATGCGTGACTCAGCCCCAGCAATTTTTAGGGACAGGTAGTACGCCAACCCAGCTACCAGGCAAGGCAGCATGCGGAAAGGAATGTCCTGATCGGTCGTACCATTGCCAGCGTCTTGAATCCGCTTGAGGCGCCAGTAGACATAGGTGTAGTAGTTGCTCTGCTCCGGGGCAGGCCAGACGTTAATTGTGGGGTAGTTAATACCTGTCACCGGCTCTGTCGCACCCGATTGCCGGTCAATCCAGACCTGAATCGGACGCCCTTGAGCGTTCTTGTTTGGGATGCTGGCATAGGTAGAAACACTAATACGGCTGATGTTGATGTCCGTCTGGTCAATCCCAGTCTGAGTCCGGATCACCGAGTCCAACAAGTCGATTGTGTCTACAGGAAGATTGTAGGTGATCTGCCCTTGGACCATGGGGATCGAACCCTGCTCGATGGTCCAGAGGTTAATACCCCGGTTAGCCCACTCAATCGTCAGCAAATTCAGACTACGCCGAGCCGTACGGAAGTCATAGCCCGTGCGTAGTTCCGCGCCGCAACGCTCAAAAGCCTCTTCGATGAGGTTATTGAGGTCTAGATTGAAGGTCTGGGTACCGGAGGTGGTCATTTCATCTTCTTAAGAGTCTGAGCCAAACGCGCCCGTTGCCCCAGTTTACCCGGAGCCTTAGCAGCTGCGGCAAGTTTTTTAGCCGGAATCGGCTTGCCAGGCTTAGCCCCAAGTTGTTTGCGCAGTGCACCAGGCTTCTTGATGGCGTCTTTGATCCAGCCACCCTTGGCTTTCTTAGTGGCAATCTCTTCGTCAGACTTACCTTTATAAGCCTCGTCCTGACGCAGACCCATCCTGTCCAGAAAGCGGCTTGTGCCAATCAGAGCATCTTTAGCCTTGCCTTCTTTCATCTTGCGGTCGATGTACTGGGTACGTCCACCGTCTTCTTTTTTCTCAGCCATTATCGGTGCCTCGCTGTCTTCTTAGCAATTCCTGCTGGTTGTTTGACGAACTGCTTACCTGCTGCTTTTCCTGCTCGTTTTGCTCTTGTTGTCGCTGCATATTCAGAAGGTGAGAGAGCCTTGATAGCCTTCTCTGGGAGATACCTTTCGCCTGTAGCGCTTGGACCCTGAGTTGACGGTTTACCACTTTTTGTACGCCATTTCTGAGCGGTCCAGTCTTTTAGACTTTGCTGTGGCTTCTTTAACGGCATCGTCCTCAATCCTTCTTAATTCTCGATGTGCCTGAGACGCATTGAGCAACCAGACAAAAATATTCCCATCCTTGAGCGGATCGTACACAGGCTTGCGGATCACGATTTATATCCACCACCAGCCTTTTTATACTGTTGTGCAAGCATCTGGGCCTTTCTAGCACTCCATTGCCCCGGAGCACCTCCCTTGCCACCAGCCTTGATTCGCTCAAAAATAGCCTTCCTCATGCCGGGTTTGGTGTATACCCCAGCCTCGTTTACACGAGACTCACCGCCCTCCTTGAAAACCTTGACCTTGTTCGGATCATCCTTGCGGGTGATCGTCTTGGCCTTTGGCATCTTGGAGGGGCGGATACACCCCATACCCCGGCTCGGTCTCATTTACAAGATCCGCCAGTCCGCATCTTGACTTCTTTACCCTTGGTTTTACCTTTCACGGCAACACCGTCACGGCTAGGAGCAGCAGTCTTGACTTTGCCCATCTTCATAACACCACCGGTTTTGGCTTTTTTCATGCCAGCTTCTTTCATTTCATGAGCAATCATGGACTTAGGAGCGCCTTTTTTCTTCATGAAGGCAACTTCTTTCTTCATCATTTGTTTAGGTTCTTTCATACCATTTTCCCTTTCGTTTTACCTTTAATTGCACAACCATCAGCCCGCTTGGATGCGGAGGAGACAGAACCACCTTTTTTGAAACCCAACTCATCGAGTGTCACAGGCTTACCATACCGGCTGGGATCTCGTCCTTTTTCACCAGCACGAGTGTCAAACTTCCTCTTCAGCCGATCAAGATCAGCGTCGCTTGGACCTTTATCTTCTTCCGACTGCTTACGAGCAATGCGGTCAAGAGTAGCCTTATCCGGGCCTTTTTCAGCCGGTTTATCTTTACGTCGCTTAAGACCACGCTCAGCGTTCAGAAAATCGCGCAGGTTATCAAACCCGGCTTTTTTCATTTCCTCTTTAGTGACAACGCGGTCTTTTTTCTTCTCAGCCTTTTTAGGCGCTTCTCGTTTTATAGCGCCCTCTTCATCACGAACGCCTGAAAACGGATCTTCATCATCACCTTGAAATGGATTCATAGCCATTTTTACACCATCCTTCCACGAGTCTTACCTCTAGTTGCACAACCATCAGCACGTTTAGATGCTGATGACTTAATCATTCCACCACGTTTTGCACCGAGAAGTGGAGGCTCGTTAGACAGCCGAGCGGGCATTTCCTGGCGAGGACCTCTACCTAAGAACCTAGCCTGAGCCGCTTTTTCAGCAACTTCCCGACCTGTAGTTGCCGCTTCAGTAGCACCGCGTCCTTTTGTTACCATTTTTGCGAGGTTGTGCAACCCTCTAAGAGCTTTAGCAGGACCAAGATATTCCTCGGGATGTACACCCTTAAGTGCTTGATCCTTCTGAAGTTGCTCCATCCTGGCTCTGTATTGAGCTTCTGTTTCTGTCCCAGTATCACCGGAACCAGCAACACCCCGAGCCTCACGCGGCAGTCCAGATGCTGTTCTTCCCTCGTCACGAGTTGGAGCCCTGGCAGCAGATTTATCAGTAGCAGCCTTTCTAGGTTTGGGAGCAACTTTTTCAAGGTCTTTCAGGCGGTCTTTAGCCTGACCTGCAGACATGTCACCGGTAGTGTCTTTATCACCCCGATCAAGACCAGCAGCACCCAAACGATCTTTTGCCATGCCAGCAGACGCATCGGCAGTGGTATCTACATCATCTTTAGCCCCATCTTTTTTGCGGCCCATCATCATGGCGGCAGCGCCGAGACCACCAAGAAGCGCTAGATTGCGTAGTCTTTTACCCATTTTTATCTCCGTTGCGCAAGTGCATCAATTTTCTTCTCAAGCCGCTCAAAGCCGCTGTCAAAGTGTTCACGAATCTTTTCCAAATCTTGTCTAACTTCTGCACGAGTAATGTGGTCACGAGCAACTTCCTCCCTAGTCTTATTGAGAAGGATGCTAAGCCGTTGGATCTCGTCAAACTTGCCTTTAAGCATGAACACCATGACCCCCACGATTGCTGAGAGAACGACATTCCATAACATCATTTCCATTTAGCACTTCCATCGCTTTCTCGCCTGACGTATGCGGCTGTTCGGGTCTTTGGCTGCTTCAGGAAACTTCTTCATTTGTCCAAGCGATCTTGCACAGAATGACTTACGCCGCTTGGCACGTTCGCCAGTGGGCTTGTCTTCCGTCACCGCTGTTTTGAGTTTAGAACCGGGGTTAGCACGCCGATATGCAGCGACGCCTTTTTCGGTCATACCCGCTCCCTGTTTCGTCGGCCTGAAGTTGCCCGACTTCACAGAGGTCTTGATGCCCATACCCTTGGGTTGCTTCGGAGTAAGTTTCATTACGCCGCCTCTTTGTTAATAGTCCCAACCACGCCTTGTAGACGGGGATAGAGCCAATCTTCACCGAAAGAGCCTTCAAATTCTTCGACGCCCATATGCCCAAGTTTGATGGTCGGGTCAATCCAGACTTCAAAGCCAAGTTCCCGGGCTCGGTCGCAGAACAAATAGTCCTCACCGATGTAACCCTGTGGGGTAGATTTGAAGTCAAAGAAGGACTTCATCACGCTCTGAGTATTCTGGTCGAAGTACTCTAGGTCTTTCATCTCTTCATCCATGCGAGTAAAGACTTCACGCCGAACCATCATGAATGCAGTCGCTACGCGCTTAGCACGCACCAGACCCATCTTATCCATGACGATGTTGGTGTCCTCATCTTGATCGAGGGTGGAGATAAAAATTTTGCCCTTCTTACGGGCTACGGGGATACCGGCAACGATGCCTTTTACTGGATCAGACGTCCAAGCCAGCAAGCGGAAGATGTCGTCTGATTTGAAGTTGATGTCCGAATCAATGAACATCAGGTCTGTGCAGTCAGACGCCAGCATCTCTTTGGCTAGGATGTTCCGTGCACGCGACACCACAGAGCAGCCGCAGATGCTATTGATCT